TGGGGATGCCATGTTTATCTTTTGACCGGATTTTCATACATTGTCAACTAAACTGCCATAAAGAAAAGAGTCACTGCAAAAGCGGTGGCTCTTTATTGTTTGTATATGAACTCTTGAACTATTCCATTTTTGAATACTATTTTTTCGACTCTTCCGGAACCTACAGTAATGCTATCAATAATTCTTGCAAGAAATGCTTTTAAAACTGCGGCATCGACCGATAAGGCAAGGCTCTTGTATGAGATGTATTTTCTGTCAGCCAGTTTCTTTGCTAAGACAAATTCTGAAGCTCGTTTTATGAACTCTGTGTCACTTATTGTTTGATGCCATTCGTTAGAATTTATAATTCCTATTTTTTCGTTTATATCGTCTAATGTTCCGATAAGCTTTTCTTTTTGGATCAGATACTCTTTCTCAGATAATGCCTTATCCGAAAACAAGAAAAGGTTTGTTAGTCGGTCTAGGGCTATTTCTGTTTTCTTCTTTTCTGTTCTCAGTTTTGAAAGCTCTGATATGTTTTTGCTTCCGGATGATTTTTTTGGCTTTCCAAAAATATCTGTACTCTTATCATTCTCCTGCATCATATTGTAAAGCTCTGTAAGGCCTTCTTCTTTGATTGCTGAGATGTTAGAAAATGAAATACCGGAAAGAAGCATTTTCTCCAAATCCAAATAGCTATTAAAGCTAGAAGAAGCCTTTTTTGCATTTAGGATATTCAAAATATAGTTAAATACAAATTCACCCAAAATAGCATCCGATGTAGACTTGCAATTCAAAAGAGCATTTTTCCTTGTTGAGTAGCAACTGTATTTTGAATAGTTCCATCCTTTTCTTGGTGTTGCAGGGCTTCCACCCATCGCTTTGCCGCATCCGGAACAAAAAAGCAATCCTGCAAATACATGATTGTACTTTGTGCTTTTGTTTCGTCTTGATAATCGCTTGTTTGATTCAAGCAATCTGATAATCCGCTGTTTCTGTTCCTTTGAAACTATTTGTCCATGGTGGCTTTCTACAATTACCCATTCGCTTTCGTCTTTGACCTTTTGTCTGTTCCCCTCTTTGAGAGTGTTGTACTGATAATCTCCGCAGTAAAAGATATTGCGAAGAATTATGAGCAATGTTACCGGACTCCATTCGTTGCCTTCTCTTGTCCTGAAATCATGTTCATTAAGGTATCGTGCTTCCTGGACAAGCGACTGCATTTCCTCGTATTTGTCGTGGATCAGTTTTACTATTACTGACTCCTGCTCGTTTACTGAAAAAGTCTTGCTATCATAATCGTAGTCGTAACCAAAAGGGACTCGTCCTCCATTCCATTGCCCATTTGATGCCCTTGAAATCATTGTTGCTGTTACACGCTCTGAGGTAATGTTTCGCTCAAGCTCTGCAAAAACCAAGATGATTTTCAGCATTGCTTCTCCCATTGCTGTAGAAGTATCGAACTGCTCATTTTTGGACACAAAGACTACTCCAAGTTCCTTCAGTTCTTTATACATTGATGAAAAGTCTAGGAGGTTTCTTGATATTCTATCTATCTTCCAAACAAGCAAGTGAGTAAATGCTCCACTGCGTATTTGACTCATCATTTTTTGGAAGTTAGGTCTATCCGTATTCTTTCCTGAATAGCCTGCATCTTCAAAAATCACATAGTCCTCAGTATTGAGCATTAGCTTTGTATAGGCAATCAGGTCGCTTTTTTGCATCGGAATAGAGTCCCTATCTATTTGATGAGTTGTTGAAACTCTGATATAAATAGCGACTTTGTTTGAGGCCTTATCCATTATTATTTGTCCTTTTATTATTTTGAATCCGCATCATGGTTATTTCTCCATGACTCTAAACTGATAATCTTTTTTCATCGCCCGATTCAGAGTCAGGCATTGCGGCAATCATTCCATCTGCAAAAATTAAAAGTCTATCTTGAAGTACCGGATTTAGTCTTCTGAATTTTTTTATACAGGCTTGTTCTTTATGGCTTAAAGCAAGCACTTTATCATCGGGATTTGAAAAACGAAACTCATCTCCGAATACCAAATAATCTAAAGAAACATGAAAGTAGTTAGCAAACTTTATCACAACATCAAGGGTTGGTTTTGTTCTTCCGGTTTTCCACTCGGTGAAAGCAGAGGGAGAAATCCCTACTTCTCTTGCGGTTTGTGCCGCCTTCATGTTCTTTTCATCCATCAGTGAGTAGAACCTGTCTATCATTGTTTCCATTTACATACCTCCAAAAAATAAATTGTAAATTACGAAAAAACACATTGACAAATATTAATATACAAACTATCGTTATGTATAATACAAATCACTAACGCAATAATCAGCAATAAAGGCAAGTGAAAAGTAAATTACATTTTATCACTTCCTTGTAAAAAAGTGAATTGTAAGTAAAAGAAAGGAGGGGATTGTAAGTATGGCAAGACCATTACCGAAGTGGTGTAAAGAGGCTCAAAAAAAACTGATTGATGAAGATATGTCAGTACATGAGCTTGCGAACAAAATCGGTATGTCCAGGCAGTACACATCGGCGATTGTGAATGGTCGGGCATATTCGGAAGTAGCGATCAAGGCTATTAGCAATGAGCTTAATATCCAAGATTCTTACACTTAATGAAATTATAGCCGGAAGGAAGGGTGCGAAAAATGGGTAATGATTGCACAAAAGAAATACAGAATGTGTATTTTCGTGCTAGAAAAAATGCGGCTTTATACAACGAAAAGCTATTCAGTAGAGAGGGTGCGGCTGAACTGTTAGGAATTTCAACATCGACACTTGCAGACTATGAATTGGGAATCACCAAATTTGTTCCAGTGGACAAGGTAGTTCTCATGGCTGACTTGTATAACTGCCCTGAATTAAAGACAGGATATTGCAAAAATGAGTGTCCTATCGGAAAGCATATTCCACTTGCTACATCCGTTAGTGGGATTGAAGGCATTGCTTTAAGAATCCTAAAAGGAATGGATTCAGATGAAGTAAAGAACATTCAGAAAAGCCTGATTGATATTGCATCCGATGGAGTAATAACGGAGGAAGAAAAGCCGGTTCTGAAGGAGATAATTCAAAAGCTTGAGGAAATGGCACTTGCAATCAGTGAGCTGAAACTTGTTGGAGAAAAGGTGTTAAAGGAATAGCCGGTATGGATGCGGAGAAACTAAGAATAATCCTGAAAGAAGAATATGGAATTTCAAGTGATGCGGAGCTTGATGAAGCGATTGAGAAATTCCAAGGACTGAATGTAGGGATATTCACAGTGAGGAAAAAAGATGGACAGAAAAGCTCGGTGGCATAAAGCGATGATTGCTGTTGGAATCATTGTATACATAACAAGCAATCATGGAACATTTGGTGGGGTTCCGGATGATACAGATGAAAGCGTTTATGTATACCATGAGGATCCGGTGGCTAGGGATGAGCCACAACAAGAAGCAAAAGAGAATACAGGGATTATGCTTGATGGCTATGATAGCTATTTGCTTGCGAAAATAGCAATGGCAGAAGCAGGGGACCAGGACACAGTTGGAAAGGCTTTAGTGATTAGAGTTGTTCTCAACAGAATGTATGGGAAGAATGAGTTTCCTGATACTGTTAGCGGCGTTATTTACCAAAGAAAGCAATTCAGTCCAGTTCTTGAAGGAAAGTTTGAAAAGGTAGTTCCTGATGAGGATTGTTGGAGAGCATTGGACATGGTGGCAAATGGATGGGATGAAAGCCATGGGGCATTGTATTTCAAGATGAAGTGCAAGTCCAAGTGGCATGAGAGGAATTTGAAATTTCTATTCAAGCATCAGGACCATTATTTTTTTGCAGAAAAATGAGGCTAAAAATGGGAAGATTCGAAAAATTCATCTACAAAAATTGGATTTGGCTTTATTGCATCATGCTAGGCTGTGCATTGACTTGCTTGGCTGTTGACTACTGTAGAGCCGTAAGAGGGTGCTTTGTGATAGGCGGCGAGGTTCTGATTACTCCAATCCTGCTTATTATTGCCTACCTGACAAAGAAGATAGTTCTTGAGATTCAAGAGCTGTTTCACAATAGGAGGGGAGATTGATGTGTAGAGATTGTGTTTTGCCAGTATGTTCTCCTGGATGCCCTGATGCACCGGAAGTTCCACCAATTACGAGGTGCATTGAGTGCGAAGAAGGCATCTATGAAGGAGACTGGTATTTCAAGACTAGCAAAGGCTGTATTTGCAAGAATTGTTTAGAGGATATGAATGTTGAAGAAATTCTTGAGTTAGTTGGCGAGGAATTAACTCAAGCGGTTGAATAAGAAGGAGGAAACTATGGGAGAGAACACACAGGTTGTAGAAGCTAAAAAGCAAGCTGTTGGTCCAGTTGCACAAATTAAGGGATTACTGAATGATGATGCTGTAAAAAAGAGATTCCAAGAGGTTCTTGGAAAAAAAGCCCCACAGTTCATGGCATCTATCGCAAATGTGGTATCGGCATCTCCCCAATTAAAGGTGTGCGATGCAAATAGTATCATGGCGGCATCCTTTGTTGCGGCATCATTTGACTTGCCGATAGACAGCAATCTTGGTTTTGCGGCACTCGTGCCATACAAGCGAACATTTAAGGATAAGCAGACCGGGCAATGGATAAAGAAAGACCTTGCACAGTTTCAAATGATGTACAAAGGCTTTATTCAGTTGGCTATTAGAACAGGCCAGTATGAAAAAATGAATTGTTCAGAGGTTTATGAGGATGAACTGCTGTCCTATAACCCCATAACCGGAGAGTGCCAGTTTGTAAAGGATTTTTCTCAAACCAGTCAAAGAGAAGCAGGAGATACAGAAAAAATTGTCGGGTATTACGGATGGTTCAAGCTTACATCCGGCTTCACAAAAGAGCTGTTCATGAGCAAGAAAGAGGTCGAGAACCATGCCAAGAAATATTCCCAATCTTACCGGTACGACCTTAACGATAATAAGCAAAGCAGTAAATGGACGACTGACTTTGATGCGATGGCAAAGAAAACAGTTATCAAAATGCTTCTCAGCAAATGGGGAATCTTGTCGGTAGAGATGCAAAAAGCGATTGTTGATGACCAAAAGGACTTTGATGAAGAAGGAGAAGGTGAGTACGGAGATAATCAGCCTGATGTTATTGCCGCCGAGGATCCGTTTGAAAACAAACCGGAACAGATTGAAAAGCAGGAGCATCCTGAAGCTGAAGAAGCAGAATTTCTTGATATTACTCAGTAGGTGATTTTATGAAGCTAACTAATGATAACTACTATTCGCCTGAAGCTAATAAGGAATATGTTTCCGTGAGCCAGTACAAGGATTTTTGTGGAACTTACGGTAAAAGGGCTTGCGAGTTTGAGGCAATGGAAAAGCTTGCAGGGCGGTGGAATCCACCACCTAGCTTGCCGATGATGGTTGGAAGCTATGTTGACTCTTACATAGAGGGGACTTTAGCTTCTTTCAAAAAAGAACATCCGGAGGTGTTTACAAGCACCGGAGAGCTGAAGGCGGCATACAAAAAGGCTGAAGAACTGATTGCAAGAATCAAAAGGGATAAATACTTTATGAAGTATTTATCGGGAGAAAAGCAGACCATAATGACAGCCGATTTGTTTGGAGTTAAATGGAAAATAAAAATGGACTCCTACATTCCTGGAGTCGCCATAGTTGATTTGAAAGTTATGGCCAGTATTACGGAGAATAAATGGGTTAAGGATATTGGCTACTTGGATTTTGTCCGGTACTGGGGCTATGACATACAGGGAGCGATTTATCAGAAAGTTGTAGAGATAAATACAGGGATGAAGTTGCCATTTTTCATTGCGGCTATCACCAAAGAGAGTGAGCCTGATATACGGATTATTCAGGTCACACAAAACTATTTAGACGAAGCATTGATGCTTGTGGAATCAAACATCAGGAGGTTGATAGAGGTAAAAAGTGGAGAAGAGGAGCCGGATAGATGCGATGCCTGTGATTGTTGTAGGCATAACAGAATCCTGAAAGAGCCTATTTCGATACTTGACCTTGTATCAGGAATCTAGGAGGAAGTATGGCATGGATCAGTGTCCACGAGTCGGTAGTAGGGGCAAAACTAAGGCTTTTTGCTAAGGAACTTAATGCCAGTCAGAATGAAGCTCTTGGCTTGCTTATAACCTTATGGCTTTGGGGAATCCACAACGCAGACAGATATGGAAAGATAGTTGGAGCAACCAAGTCTGATGTAGCAAAGGTTATATATTCCGGTTTAAGCGATAAGTTGGATCCTGTTGATTCCGTGGATGCTCTTATAAAGACGAACTGGATAGATATTGATGAAGATGGTCTTTACATTCATGACTGGAACGAATGGCAGAAACAATGGTACAAAGCCATCGAAGTAAGAGATAGGGACAGAGAGAGAAAAAGAAAAGAAAAACTCAAGCAAGGTTGTTCCGAATCAAACAAAAAGGCTGAAAAGGTATCTACCATTGATAAGCCAAGTGAAAAAGCAACCGAGAAAACAAACGCCTATTCCACGGATTTTGAAGATTTTTGGAATGTATATCCTCGGAAAGTTGGTAAGGGAGAAGCCTATAAAAAGTATCTCGCCAGGATTAAAGATGGGTGGTCGCCTGAACAGCTTTTGCAATCTGCGAAGAAGTACAGAACGCAAATTGTCAATGAGAGGACAGATGAAAAGTACATTAAGCACGCAAAGACTTTTCTTTCTGAGAACACTCCGTTTTCTGATTATCTAACAAAGGTAGAAAGGCAGAATGTCGCACCTGTTGAGGAAGAAAATCCTTATGTTTGGGAGGGATAAATGGATAATTTGAAGATATGCCCTGTATGCGGCAAAGCTACAGAGAAGATTGTCGAGGTCCCTAAATTCGATGGAACCGGTGCAAGAAGGAAAATCAAAGTCAATGTAATGTGCAAGTGCAGGGAAAATGAGATTAACGACAAGGAACTTAGGTTTGCAAGAGAAGAGGAACTCAGGACAGTAGATTCCCTCAAAAGAATTAGCCTGATTGACTCAAAACTCAAGGGACTGAAGTTGTCTGACTTTGTTGTTACCTCGGAAAATCAGAGATTAAAAAAGATTGTTGAGAGGTACATTCAGAATTTTGACAGGATGTATCAAGACAATCAGGGATTACTTTTTTGGGGAGGTGTTGGAAGCGGAAAGAGCTTTGCCGCCGCTGTAATAGCGAACGAACTTCTTAACAAGAAGATTTCGGTAATTATGACCTCTTTTGTAAAGCTTCTTGATAAATCTTCTTCCAAAGATGGAGGACTTGACCTTGAAAGGCTCAATCAGGTGAAGCTACTTATCCTTGATGATTTAGGGACTGAGAGAGGAACTGATTTTGCCCTTGAGAAGGTCTATGACTTTATCAATAACCGGTATTTAAGTAAAAAGCCAATCATCCTTACAACGAACTTGACTATGGATCAGATGAAGAATTGTGAAGATGTTAGGTACACAAGAATCTACGATAGGATTTTTGAGATGTGCTATCCGGTCAGGGTTGAAGGATTTTCATGGAGAAAGAAAGAGGCTAAGGAAAGATACGAAAGAACGAAGATGATATTGGAGGGTTAGATGAAGGTTATTGCTGAATTACGAATTGCGAAACTGGAAGATAGAAAGACTGTGGCATCTATTCTGTTAGAAAACGGATATAGCATTGGACCGAGTAGGAGAAAGAAAACTGAAACCGGAAAGACAATGGATTATTTCCTGAAGGTGTATGAAGAGGAGAATCCTAATGACTGACATTAGATTCACTGTCCCAGGTCAACCGGTCGGGAAACAAAGACCGAGAGTGGCAAAAAGGGGAGGTTTTACAACTGTTTATACCCCAAAAGAAACTGTCAAATATGAGAATCTTGTAAAGCAGTGCTTCAGAAGTGCGGCAAATGGGGAGTCTTTTCCAAAAGGTTCCATGCTTGATATGAGAGTTATCGCTTATTACCGAATCCCAAAATCCACAAGCAAGAAACGAAGGGAGGAGATGCTGTCAAGGAAACTCAGGCCAATAATTAAGCCCGATTACGACAATATAGGAAAGGTTGTTAGCGATGGACTGAATAAGATTGCATATCATGATGATGCGGCAATCGTTGATGGATTAGTAAGAAAGTTCTACTCAGATATTCCTAGAGTGGAAGTGAGAATCAAAGTTATATAGGAGGGTGCTATGGAAGAGTTAAAACTGGAAATAATAAGCCCAAATGAAGGGCAATTTCTGAAAAAAATAGGTTGGAACAAGGATGAAATCAAGAAAGCTGTGATTAGCATCACGGAACAGTACAAGGGGCTTGCATATACAGAGGAACAGCTTCAGGAAGCAAAGAAAGACAGAGCGATGCTCAATGCCATGAAGAAGGATATTTCCGATAGGCGTATTCAAGTGAAGAAGGCATTGTTGGAACCTTATGATGTTTTTGAGTCTGAGGTCAAAGAGGTAGTTGCCCTAATTGATGAACCTATCGAGATGATAGGGAAACAAATTGAAGCCTATGAGGATAAGGTCAGGGAGGAGAAGAATACTGCGTTGGCTCAATTCTTTTCTGAGAACATAGGGGAGCTTTCTGAGGTTGTTTCGTATGATCGGATATTCAATCCCAAGTGGCTTAATAAAACAGCTTCTCTGAGTTCTTGTAAAGCTGAAATTCAGAAGATTATAGATGATATAAATACGGACCTTGCGGCAATCATTTCTTCAGTTGATGAGAAGTATCAGGTGTTTGCAAAAGATTACTACTTGCAACATGGATTCAACCTATCCAAGGCATTGGGAGAAGCGAACCGGATTCAGGAAATGGATAAGAAGGCTGAAGCTGATAGAAAGGCAAGAGAGGAGGCAGAAAGACAAAGAGAAGAAGCAAGGAAAGAAGCAGAGAGAGCTAAAGAGGAAGCAAGGAAAGCCCAGGAAGAAGCAGAGCTTGCAAGAAAGGAACTTGAGAGAGAGAAAGCACTTGCTGAAAAAGAACAGGCTGAAAAGCAAGCTGTTTTTGAAGAGGCTAATGTAACTGATGTTCCGGTTCAGGAAAACAATGTTCCTGTAAATGAAAATGTTGCTCCTGCATCAAAAGGAGTGGATGAAGAGGACACAAAGATTTATAAATCCTCATTCGTTGTAAGAGGAACCAAGGCACAATTACTTATGCTAAAGCAGTACATGATTGATAATGGAATTGAATTTGGGAAGGTGGAAAATTGATATGGCAAATTTAGTTGAAGAGAGAACGCTACATTTTGAAGATGAAACATTCGCAAAGCTGAGAAACGATGCAGACCAAGTGTTGCAGAAGCTTTTGTCCAACATGGCAGAAAAAGGAAGCCAGGAAGGAAAACTCACTATCACAATGGATGTAGTATTTGAGGAAGAAGCTGTTATGGACACTGAAAATGGTGGATCAAGAATAGTTCATACACCTAAGTTCCAACATAAAGTTGGTTCCGTCCTGCAAATCAAGAATGAGCAAAAAGGAAACATGAATTGTGACGGCATGGAGATGGTTTGGGATGATGAAAAGAATGAGTATGTTTTAAGGTCCATTACCGGAAAAGAGCAGATGAGCATTTTTGATATTGAGTTTCCTGATGAGGAGCCAATCGAGGCTGAAGTAAAGTTCCTGCCTGAACCGGTTGAGACAGAAGATGTTGTTGATGAGGAAGAGGATGAAGAAGTTGACGATTATCCGGATGAGGATGATTACGAGTACGAAGAGCCTGAAGAAGAATAGTTAGAATAATCAAATAAGAAAGGGGGTGGGTTGCCGGCATAATCCTATAGGTCCCCTTTTTAGATGATAAAGGTAAATGAATTGTTTGCAGGAATAGGAGCTTTCCGAAAGGCTTTGATAAACCTGGATATTCCACATGAAATAGTAGGAATCAGTGAGACAGACAAGTTTGCCATACAATCCTATGAGGCGATGTATGGTCCAACAAGAAACTATGGAGACATTTCCAAAATTGCTAGGCTTGATTACGCAGACTTGTTGACTTACGGATTTCCTTGCCAAGATGTTTCTATAATTGGGAAAATGCAAGGAATAGTTAAAGGAAAAACAAGAAGTGGGCTTCTTTATGAAGTTGAACGGCTGTTAGAGGTTGCTCAATCTGAAGGAACACTTCCTAGGTGCCTCATTCTTGAAAATATAAAGAATCTAGTGCAAGGAAGGTTTGTTGGAGATTTCGAGAGGTGGATTGATAAGCTCTCAGAGCTTGGATATGAAACAAAATGGAAGGTGCTTTCAGCATCTGACTATGGAATACCTCAGAAAAGAGAGCGTGTCTATGCTGTTTCTATAAGAAAAAAATTGAATGGTGGCTATTTTAGATTTCCGGATCCAATTCCTCTTCAAATCAAGTTTAGAGACTTATTGGAGCAGAATCCTGATGAAAAGTATTTCCTAAAACAAGAAACATTTGAATACTTTAAAAGCCACTCTGAAGAGTGCAAAAGAAAAGGTTATGGGTTTCGTTTTACTCCTGTCGCAAGAGATGAATGTGAGATTGCAAAAACAATTACTACAGAGATTGGAAAGATAAGAATGGATGATAATTTCATTCAAGAGAAAAACTGTAAGCAAGCAGGGAAACTTGTGTGGAATAAGTTTAAAAATAGGGAAAGTATAAGCCGAGTATATGACGCAGATTCCCTTTGCCCTACTATAACCGCCGGAGGTTGTGGACACCACGAGGTGAAAATAGTTGTGCCGGAAACCACAAAACATTTGGTGCGGAAGCTAACGCCTAGAGAGTGCTGGCGACTTATGGGCTTCACGGATAGCGATTTTGAAAAAGCACAATCAGTCTGTAGTAATACGCAGCTATACAAGCAAGCAGGAAATA